GGTCGGCACCTGCACAGCATCCAGCGAAGTCTGGATCACCATCGCACCAGCGCGGCGCGCGATTGACTGCTCGTCGCGTTTGGCGACGATATCGTTATACAGCCCTTCCGGCACAAGCACACCGCCGGCCGTGCCGGTGCCTTCGGTCATGCCAGTCTTGGTGCTGCTCCAGTCCTCTGACTCGGTGCGGGTGTAGGAGTTCTTCTGCCCGGTGCGCAGCCAGTGCGTGAAGGCCTTGTGGCCGTCGTGATCACCGCCCAGCGCGCCTACTACTGCCGCTGCCTTGCCCGCCTCTACCTTCGGCTCGTTCACCTGCGCGGTCAGCGCAGCGATTGACGCCTTCAACTCTGCAATCTCGTTTGTGTTGTCCATCGTCGTGTCCTCTGTTATGTTTACAGTACCGTCGTTTTCGGTTGCCACGCTTGCCGATGCCTTCACGGCATCCTCTGGCGTTGCAGCTTCCCCGCTCTTCATCGTTGCCGCTTCGTTGCGCGGCTCAGCTGGCGTCGGTGTCAAGGACGCTTCAGCAACCCACCACATTTTGATCCATGACACGCTGGCGGTCTTCTGCTCCCGCTCCACCAAGTGCGCCACCGCGCCGCTTGACCAGCCCAGCTTGCCATCCTCTGCCAGCTTGTATATGCTGGCCTCGTACTCGTCCCGCAGCGCCAGTTGCGCTTCGACCCATAGGCCGATGTCATCCTTGCGCAGCTTGCCGCTCCCCAGCACGCGCTTGCCGATCATCGCGTCTTGCCCATGATGATACAACACCGGCAGCGCTTCGACCGTCCCCAGCTCAGTGTCGGCGGTGAAGTAATCGCCGGTCAGGTCCGGACTTTGCATGTCCGTGAAGCGCACCAGATAGCCGCCGATCTTGCCTTCGCCCAGCGCCTTGACTGCGCCGCCAACCATCTGCACGTTTAAGTTCTTCGTCATTTTGCCACCTCGTATTTTCTGAATGTTGTCCGCAGTGCGTGCCCGTGCCCACGCTGCCGCGCGCTTGCTGTCTGTCATCGAACCGCCGCCCCATAGCGCGTGCGCCACCACGCCGTTGCTCGGATAGCCTTCAGCGCCCACCATCGCGGCCGGCGCGTTCAGGTCCACCATGTGCCGCGCGAACCACGCCGCCATGCGCGCCGCCTTGTCTTCCGACACAGTGCCGCCGGCCATCAAGCGCGCCTCGCGCAATGTCTGCGGCGTCAGGCCGTCCCCGCCGTAGCCCTCGTTCACCCAGCTAATGCCTTGCCGCGCGTTAGCCGCCATCCATGCCGGCGTGACGATCTTGATCGCTACCTCGTCTTGCCCCATGTCATCTTCATCGCCGGGCTGCGACTGCATCGACTGCGCCAGCTCATCGGTCAGCGGTCCACCCTGCACCCACGCATCGCAGCGCCGCGCGCTTGCGCACTTAAAGTCGAACGCCTCGCAGTAGCCCAGATCGCCAGCATCCACCACGTCCCACGCATCCGCTCCGCCTATGCCGTCAGCGATGCACGCGCGGATGCGGCTGGTGACGTTGAATGCTGCGCAGTTGCCGCAGCGCGCCGTCTTGACTTCCTCGACCGATACGCTCCAGCGGTCAGCCGCCGCGCCCCAGTAATCGGCGTTGCCTTGCCCGGGATCAAGCGGCCCGTAGTTTGCCACCGCGATGGCGTTGTCGCGCGCTTCCAAGTTTGCCGCTATGTTCTGCGTCGCAATCGGGCAGCTTTCACCCTCTGGCGGCGCTGTATCGTCTTGTGCGCCGTTTTGGTCGACCTGCCCGTCATCTGCCCCATGCAGCACGATTGCGCCGCTGTCGTCGATTTCGATGGTAATTGTCGTCATCATTCGCTCGTTGTGCTGTCTATGCCGTAGCGCTTGAACCACTGCTGGTACTGCCGCGCCACGGTTGCCCGCATGATCTTGCCGATGTTGTCTTCGACGGCCACTGCCGCATCGTCTACTGTTTCCCAGCCGCGCGCTTTCATCACGCTCGTCTGCTTTATCATACTGTCCCTTCCGCCTTTAACATAGCCGGCGTAGCTTACTTCTGGATCAGTTAGAACTTCCACCACCATGCTGTCACCGCTCCGCACACGGCGCCACTTGTCTCTAAGTATCTCACTGCGTTTTTCGCCACTCTTGCGCGTCTTGCCAGTCTGTCCGACTATGCCGCCGCTGTTCCTAAAGCCCGGCACGTAGCGCATACCCTTGCCGCGCTGGTAGTAAGATCGCAGCGGCGTCGGCACGTTGCCGGTGCTGTGCAGTCCGCTCGTGCCCGGCGTTGCGCCCATTTGTGTTGGCCTATATCCACCGAGGCGACCTTCCGCAAATACGCTTGCCTCAAACACCAGCGTCTTCAGGATTGCCAGCGTCGGCATAGCTTTGATCGCCGCCTCAAAGGCTTGCGCATTCTCGAAGCTGATCTCGTTTTTTGCCACTAGCCGGCTTCCTCATCATCGCGCGCCTTAACTTCGACGTCTATGTCGCAGCGGCAGTTAGGGTGCGCTGGCGGTCCATCGCCGTACTGCTTGCGGTATGTCTTCTCCAGCGAACGATCCAGCGGTCCGCAGATCGGGCAAACCTTTTCGTCGGCTTCGGTCAGCCAGCGCCGCACCATCGTCTCGCCGTAGCTTGTCAGGATGTCATAGTAGCCGTTTGTTGTCGCAGCCTTTGCGCGCGTCACTTCGGTCGTGGCTATCATCGCCACCCGGTACGGGCTGAAGGTTGGAAACAAGCCGGCACTGATCTGCGCGGCCGTCAGCGTCGGGTCCTGCACCAGCTTTGATACCATGCGCTGCAGGTTTTTAATCGTGGTGTCCGTCAGCTCGCCGGTCAGCTTGTCGAAGGTGTACTTGTTCGCCCAGTCTTGCGCGTAGGTTGTATACACCTCGCGGTCAATCGGCGTGTCGTTGTCAACGATTAGCTGCTTCATGTTCGCGGTGTATAGCTTCTCAAGGATCGGCGCCAGCTTGTCACCGATGGCCGCGAACAGCTCGGTGGTGCTTGTATAGTCCACCACGCCTTTGCCGGCTGCGCTCTAGATCTTCGGGCTGTACTTGGCAAACAGCCTGCTCACGACGGCCGCTACCTTGCGCTGGTCCTTGTTGGTCAGCCGCAAGTCCTTGAACTCTACGTGCTCAAACAGCTGCGGCACGTCCACGCCCGGCTCCGCAAGTCGCGCCTTGATCCATGCTTCCCACTCCGGCGCGATGTGATCGCAGCCGAACTCAAGCGCGCGCGCCAAGTCCTTGCCGGCCACTTTCGCCCACGCCTTCAGCTCGACGGCCATGCTGTCCCGGTGCGCCTTCGCAGCGTACTCGTCGCCGCCCGTTCCGTCGCGCCAGCTGTCCAGCCACTCGTCCTCGTCCGGCTCAGCCTTCAGCGCTTTCGGCGCAGCGTCAACCGCCACCACCGCGCCGCTGGTGCTCACCGTCTCCACCTGCGTCGTCATGCCGGTTACGTCTTCCACCGCATAGCCCAAGATCAGCATCGCGTTGCTCAGCGGTATGCCGGCGTTCACCAAGTTCAGCAGCGCACCGCTGCGCTCGGCTTCGTCTTCCTGATATATCGACAAGGCTTCCGGCGTGAACTTGATGTGCAAGCCCATCGCGCTCAGCACCTGCTCGTTCAGCGCGGCCTCGTACATCATCAACCGCGCCTTGATCGTGTTCTCATAGAACAGCCGCATGTCAGACTGCGCCGTCGCATAGTTTGCGCTGTCACTCGTCAGCAGGCTCAGCGGTATGCCGAAGGCCGCCGCTATCTCGCGCGTGGTTGTCTCGTGCATCTCCGGCATCGCCATCGTGTTGATCGCCGGCGTGATCGGCTGCACCGTCACTTCGCTGCGCATCGCCAGCACGCGCCAGGCATTGCGCACGCCCTGCATGCTGCGCTTGAAGAAGCGCTCGGTGCGGTCGATCTCAGTCGGCGCCGGGTTGCCCGCAATGGTTAGCAGTGTCATCGGCTGCGCGCCCGACGAGAAGAAGCCGCTGGCGAAGTCCTGCATCGCGATGCGCAGATTTGCGGCCGGCAGCGCCACTTGCGCCGGCGCCAGCCCGTTGCCCACTTCCGTCACGAAGCTGAACTCACGCATGAACAGCATGCGCTCGCTGTCCCACGGTCCGTACTCCAAGCTCCCGATGCGCTGGCGGTATTCCGTCTTGCGCGTGCGCGCATCGTACTTGACCGTCATGCTGCTCGGCGTCAGGAATTGCAGCCCAACGGTGCGATTTCCGCCACTTGCAGGTTGTAGTTTAAGCGCGTACGCACCGCCGGCCACCATCAGACTGGCCTCCATCTCGCCCAGCAGTTTGCTCAGCGTTTGTGGAAATGGCCAGCTTACAAGCTTCTCACCTTTGTGCACGATGAACGGCACGCACGCCAGCGCGTTGGCGCGCAGCATCACTGCCCGGTACACCTGCGGCACCTTGCCGTATGCCTGCGTTGTGTTGCCAACGCCTTCCGGGTGGTCGATCATCTCCTGCGCCCAGCCCGGGATCGCGATGGTCGCCTTCGTGTGTCCGCCGATGTTTAGCAGTTGTTTTGTTGTTGTCATTACGCCCCGAATAGTACCAC